CTGTGGACAGGGTAAAATACCCACAACCAATAACACAGTCATTCAACTTTACATTCCAGGAAAACTAAAATAAAAAACATTTATTCATAACAATATATTTATATAAAAAGATTCATATGAACATAAAATCAGCATTAGACAATTATCTTGGAAAATCAGTCAGATATTCTGAAGAAGATAACGGAGATGGAACAAAACAAGTTTGTGACTTAGACACAGGTGATTGTTATACTGTCAGAGAAAGAGACGGTCTTATTGAAAGAGCGGGACACCAATTTACTGCCAATAGAAAAGTTAGAGTGGAAACTGCCAACGGAATAAAAACATTATTAAACGGATAAAAATGAGTTTAGATAAAAAAATTATAAGCGAGATTGAAAGATATAGAAGTATCAATCAATATATTTTAGAGCAAGCAGCGGTACCACCACCAGCTGAAGATGCGTTAGGGGCTTTAGCACCAGCGGCCGGAGCAACACCTCCACCGCCACCTGCAGGGGCAACACCTCCACCAGCACCTGAAGCGGGACCTCAGGTAATTGATGTTGATTCTGACCCAGATGTTGAAAAGATTGACGACGAAGGAAATTCAGAGGAAGGAGAAGGAAGTGGTACAGAAGAACTTGATATAACTGATTTAGTTGATTCACAGAAAAATATTGAAATGAAACAAGAAGATTATTTCAATAACTTATTCAATCAACTTAATGATTTACAATCTAAGTTAGGTGAGATGGATAACATCATGAACAAACTTAACTCACTTGAAAACAAAATTGAAAAATACAGAGAGAAAACTCCACAGGAGAAATTGGAATTAAGAACATATGATTCATATCCATTCAATCAAAAACTATCACAATTTTTTGATGATAAGCAAGATGAAATGGAAAAAACTGGAAAAAATGATTATGTTTTAACTTCAGACGATGTTACAGATATCAATGTTAATGACATTAAAAATTCATTCCAACCAGGAGGAGGAATGGAAAAAGAAGCGTATAAAACATCGTTCAGATAATACTGAATGAAATATTATAAAAGGTACCTTAGGGTACCTTTTTCATTTGACTATAGTCACACTTTAAACTATACTTGTATAAACAAATTCACAATTTAAAATTTAAAAACATGAGTTCATTAGACGCCGTATTGGCACAGTACGAAAAATCACAACAAGGGGGCGGGGCCCAATCGAGAATGTCGCAAGACGAAAGAATGAAAAAGTATTTCGCTTTAATCTTAGGAGATAAAGAGAAATCAGGACAAAGAAGAGTTAGGATTCTACCTACTCCAGATGGTTCATCACCATTTAAAGAAGCTTGGTATCACGAAATCCAAGTGGGTGGTCAATGGCAGAAATTCTATGACCCAGGAAAAAACGACAACGAACGTTCACCTTTGAATGAGGTATACGAAGAGTTGATGTCAACTGGCAAAGAGTCTGACAAAGAATTGGCTAAACAATACAAATCTCGTAAGTTTTACATCGTTAAAGTAATTGACAGAGACCACGAAGAAGATGGTCCTAAGTTTTGGAGATTCAAACACAACTATAAGAATGATGGTATCTTGGATAAAATCATTCCAATTTGGAGAAACAAAGGTGATATCACCGACGCTCAAACAGGTCGTGATTTAATCATCGAGTTGGCTAAGGCAAAAACTCCAAAAGGAAAAGAATACACTACAGTATCTACTGTTATGTATGACGACCCAGCACCTGTACATTCAGAAAAAGACCAAGCTAAAGCATGGATTGAAGACGAATTAACATGGTTAGACGTATATTCTAAAAAACCTGTTGAATATCTTGAAGCTATTGCAAGAGGAGAAACTCCAAAGTGGGATTCTGAAAAAGGTGGATACGTTTATGGTGATAGTTCAGTAGAAGAAACATCTATCGGAGGAGGTACATCAAAATCCTCAGGAAAGACAGTTGACCCTCAGGCGAATGACGAACCAGATGGTGATTTACCATTCTAATTTATAACAAGGGTGGGATTCCTCCCACCCTTTAATTTTTTTTACATGACATTTAAAGAAGAAATTGACTTACAGTTAAGAGACAATAAAACCTTGTCTTATGAATTCCTAAGTCAACTTAAAGATAAAAATTACTTCTCAGGTAGAGGTAAACAAATCGGTGATACTATTTTGTTTGGTATGTTAAAAGAAGAGGATGAGAGAGGAGAAACTCATCTTAGATTAGTGACTTTCCATGAAGAAGAAATTGGAGTTTTGTACGAACAAGATGAAACATTTTATAAAGGACTAAAACAGAATAAATTACCAAATATTAAAAGAATAGAAAATGGCAATTAAGAAAAACGATTTCGATAGTTTAAAAAAGAAGTTTTCAACTTCCGCAAAATATAAACCACAAAGATTTTTCGACTTAGGTCCTGACTTCTTAGACGCCGTTGGACTTCCAGGTCCGGCCATTGGACATTTGAATATGTTTTTGGGACACTCTGATACGGGTAAAACAACAGCATTGGTTAAGTGTGCAGCAGATGCTCAAAAGAAAAACATTCTACCTGTGTTCATTATCACAGAACAGAAGTGGTCATTTGAACATGCCAAATTGATGGGATTTCAATGTGAAGAAGTTGTCGATGAAGAGACAGGTGAATTGGATTGGGACGGGTTTTATATTTTCAATAACAACTTCGACTATATCGAACAAATTACTGATTACATCAATAGTTTGTTAGACGCACAAGAAAAGGGTGAATTAGATTATAGTTTATTATTCTTGTGGGATTCCGTTGGTTCAGTTCCATGTAAGATGACATACGAGGGTAAAGGTGGTAAACAACACAATGCGTCTACATTGGCGGACAAAATTGGTATGGGTATCAACCAACGTATATCGGGTTCACGTAAAGCTGATTCAAAATATGAAAACACTTTGGTTATCGTCAATCAACCATGGGTTGAACTTCCTGATAATCCTTTCGGTCAACCTAAAATTAAGGCTAAAGGTGGTGAAGCAATTTGGTTGAATTCATCTTTAGTATTCTTATTTGGAAATCAAAAAGGTGCGGGTACAAACAAAATTACCGCAACAAAGGACAAAAGAAGTGTAAAGTTTGCAATCAGAACAAAAGTTTCTGTATTGAAAAACCACATCAATGGATTGGGTTATGAAGATGGGAAGATTATTGTAACACCACATGGTTTCTTAGCAGGTAAAGAAGCTGCTGAAGAAAAGGCATCCATTGAGGCTTACAAAAAAGAATACGCTGATTATTGGAAAGATATTATCGGTTCCGATGGTGAGTTTACATTGAAAGAAGAAAAAGAAGATTAGTATATTGTTTCACATTTAAATCACAGATTGTGATTAAGACATTATTAGTAGACGGAGACAATCTGTTTAAAATAGGATTTCACGGAGTAAAAGAGTTGTATAATGGTGGAGACCACTTAGGTGGAATCTACCATTTTATCAACATCTTGAGAAAATTCTTGGAGGAACATAACCACGATAAGGTTGTGGTCTTTTGGGATGGGGACTCCAATTCATCTATCAGGAAATCCATTTACCCACAATACAAGGCGAATCGTAGACAAGATATGAATGAGTATAAATACGAATCATATCTTCAACAAAAGGCTCGAGTTAAACAATACCTCGAAGAGATATTCGTACGCCAAGTTGAGATGATTAATAATGAGGCTGACGACTTAATCGCCTATTATACAAAGATTTCTACTGATGAACAGATTATAATCTTTTCTGCAGATAAAGACCTTACACAACTTATATCCGAACGAGTAACCATATATTCCCCAACCTCTAAACAATATTTCAAGAATGGGGACAAGATTACTATCAATAAGGTTGATATACCACATACAAACGTTTTGTTGACCAAAATCCTAACAGGAGACAAGTCCGACAATATTGATGGAATAGAACTCTTGGGAGAAAAAACTTTGGTTAAATTATTCCCCGAATTGTTGGAAAAATCATGCACTATCGAAGAAATACTCGATATTGCACGAAATAACCAGCAAAAGAAAAAACCAAAAGCTTTGGAGAATATTTTGACAGGACGTACAAAATTTGGTATACTTGGTGAACAGTTCTACCAAACGAACAAAAAGATTGTGGACTTACACAATCCGTTGATTACCGATGATGGTAAAGTGTTGGTAGAACAAATTCATACCGATACTATCGACCCCACAGACAGAGGATATAAGAACTTGATGAGAATGATGATGGAGGACGGTCTCTTCAAGTATCTACCCAAAAACGATGAGGCTTGGGTTAATTTCCTTCGACCATTTATGAAACTAACAAGAAAAGAAAAAAGAAACACAAACAAAAATTAAAACAAAATTATGAAAGAGCAAGACAGCACTAAAATGGAATTCCTTTTGACCTTGAACGATAACATCGTGGTTCAAAGATTTTTCAATGTTAGAGGTTTCAATCCAAAGGCTAAAAACTCTATGGAGTTGTATGAATTAGTAAGTCACATTAAAGAGGAGTTACAGTATCATCTCAAAATGAAGACGGTTGTTTATATGATGGACAACAGAGATTCAATTACAAACGACCCGTCAGTTATGAATACATCATACACTGAAGGACCAGAGGTTTTTAACATTTATGTTAAGGTTGGAGACACGACAATTTGTCATAGAATTTTCGACGGAAAATTTTTCCCACCAAAAGTTCGTTATACAGTTGACGTACGACCATTTTTAAAAGAGATTCTTCGTGAACTAACTGACATTTTTTCAACAACCAAATTAACTTACCAATATTTAGAATTTGACCTTAGCAAGTAAGTATTTAATAATACGGGGGGTATAGAATATTATTTATGAATAAAAATTTCGATTATTTAGGGAACACTTTTCAGATTCAGTTACTTAATCAAATCGTGGTAGACAAGGATTTTTCATCGTCTATTATCGATGTTATCGAGTCACAGTATTTCGATAACAAGTATTTCAAAATCATCTTACAGATGATTAAGGAATACTATGTTAAGTATGAATCTACGCCCAACTTCGATACCCTTGAGCAGATTATTAAATCCGAGGTTTCTCAAGAAATGGTTGCTAAGATTGTGCTAGACACATTGAAGCAAGTTAAAGACGCACCATTTGAAGGAACTCAATTTGTCCAAGAAAAGGCTTTGAAATTCTGTAAACAACAAGAACTTCAAAAGGCGATGGACAAGGCTCAAAAAATTATCACCCAAGGTGATTTTGAATCTTACGATAAAGTTGAGGGTTTGGTTAGAGAGGCGTTACAAGTTGGTGAAATAGACAAGGGTCAGACAGATATCTTCTGTGGTTTAGATACAGTTTTGGATGAGGACTATAGACACCCTATTCCGATGGGTATACCAGGTATTGATAGATTGTTGAAGGGTGGTTTAGCAAAGGGTGAGATTGGGGTTATATTAGCTCCTACAGGGGTTGGTAAAACAACTATCTTGACTAAGATTGCTAATACCGCATTCAATAT